ACGTGCAGCGCGGCGTGCACGATGGATTCTGAAACCTCCAGCGCAAGGCGTCGGCGTTGGTGCACGAATTTGAGCAATTGGGCTTCTGCAGCAGCGAGGACAAGTTCGGTTTCCGGTCCGTTGCTGAGCGGGTAGATCTTGGCCTTGATCTGGTAGTTGATGATCTCCGCGCCTTGCACCGTCAGACGATCCGCAACCGGTCGGCGGTCATCGTCGCTGAGATAGGCCTTCACCTTGTCGAGCAGTGCCTGTGACGCGGTACCATCGCCCAGCACGGATTGCACCGTCACCACAGCCTCGGCCGGCGCCGGACTTTCGGCGGTGGCGTCCGCGACCTGACCGTCAGCAGAGCGAGCATGGAAGATGTAGCTATTGCGTGGGCCGGCGGTGCTTAGGCCCTCCCATGCCATCTGTGCCCGTTCGCGCAGGCTATCGTCACTTTCCATCAGCTTGGGGAGCGGCGGGACGGCTGTCGGATTTGCAGCCTGAATCACCAGGCGCTTGACGTTGAAATTGGCGGCGAGCTGTTCGAGGTCGGTGCCTTTGGCCAGGGCGAGCATGTTGGCGACGGAAGCTTCATTGACGCGCTGACGCCAGATGGTTTCACGGTAGGCGTTTTCCTCGAGCAATTTGGTCAGCGGCTCCGACTCCATGTTGAGGCGGGCAGCGATCTCCGCTTGTTCCTCCACAGGCCAAAGACTGACGGCGTAGGCCTTACGCTCGGCGAGGATCTGCTCGTAGTCGATCTGTTCGACGATCTGCGGCGCCGGCAGTTGGCCAAGGTCGATGGCGACGAAAGTATTCATACACTGCCCCCCAGTTGCAGAGGCACGCTCAGGCTCAGCGGCTGATTGTTGTCGACGATGGTGCCTTCAAACTCTAGCGACGCTTGGCCCTGAAGGTTCGCACCGATGAGCTGGATACGGCTGAGGCTGATGCGGGTTTCCCAGCGCATCAGGGCCATGACGGTGGCGGCGTATACCTGCAAGCGGGTGAAGTCGTTAAACGGCTGATCCACCAACTCAGGGAGCAGGCTGCCGTATTCGCGGCGCATAACGCGGGTGCCGATGCGAGTGGTCAGGATGTCAGCGATGGACTGGGCGATGTGTTCGACCAGGCCTAGGGCTGAGCCGGTTTCTCGGTTCATTCCGGTTTCCCCGTTTTCGCGCCGCCAGGCATGACACCGCCGTGCAGGTGCTTCACCAGACTAATGCCGGCCGCGATGACATCTTCGGACACGGTGACCAGACCAGTGATGTTCTGGTTGCCGGTCTGGGTGTAGTCGCCCTCATGGGTGATCGGGCCAACGATGTGGATGCCGCCGCTGCTGATCAGGTTGGTGGTGCCGCCCTCGGCCAAAGTAGCGTTGAGGTGATGCGCAACGCTGTCGTACTCGAGGACGGTGCCGTCGCGGTAGGTGGTTCGCTGCAGGCCTTCGCGGTCGCCGTTGGCCGGGATGTTGTCGCTGAACAGTCCGGTCAGGACGATTCCGTTACCGAGCTGTCCGGACGGGCTGAACAGGATGACTTGTTCGTCGATGCTAGGAGGGTTCCACTCGCGGTCGGCACCGGCCCGGGCGGCGATCCATGGGAGCCAGCCTGTGGTGAGCGTTCCGGTTTTGACCTGCACACGCGGAGGCTTCATCTGGACGGCGGCGATGGTGCCGAGGCGGATGAGGTTTTCGATCAGGCGGGCGAGGGTGGCTAAGTTGTTCATGGCTCAGATGATGGCGTCGTGCGCGTGTAGGCGCAGTCGAAAAAGCTTGTACGGTGCGTCACTACAGAAATGCTAGTGCTAAGCTCTGACGTATTTACTTTTCCATGAATGATGATTAAGAAAATGAAACAGATGACTGTTGATCAGCTTCACCAGTTGAGACTGGATATATTTGATAACGCTGAATCTTTGCATAAAGAAGCAAAAATTTTGCTCGAACATGACTTTTTTGCGAGATCGTACTTACTTGCTTATTTTTGCTGCGAGGAGCTAGGGAAGCTGCCAATAGTTGTAGGCGCTGTCGGCCATCTTCAAAAAGGGGATGCCGTTGATTGGAAAAAGATAATGAAGCGCTTTCGAGATCATAAGGCAAAGGTTGATTCCGATGATGCGCATCATTATATGTTCGGTATCGATCTCGACCTAATAAACGACTCTGACTTGAAATGGCTAGCCGATGCGCGGTCTTTGGCAAAAACTCGTGTGGATCTAAAAAATAAGTCCACTTATGTCGATGTACAAAATGGCAATGCTATTTCACCTCTGAAGGAAATAAATTCTGAGCAAGCATCCAAGATGTTAGAGAGAGCGTTTGAGTCTTTGCGCGCGCACTGGAGGTCAGAATCCCTAATAAACCCAATATTGATTGAAGCGTTAAAGAAGGCTGATAATGCAAAATGATTTATAGGGTTTAGTTTATTCGGGTCAGGTGGTTCAGCAACCCGTCGCGAATCAAATCGATATCTTCCTCTGTAAATCCAAGCAGCTCACGCCGGTCGTAGCTCACATCCGGCGCACCTCTTTCTGGACGATCTCTCAAACCGTATTGATGTACCCTAGCGATCCGCGCTATCCGCCCGGTAAAGCCAACGCTGATAACGTTTCCATCGCCTTGCACTTTCAGAAAACTGACCGTACGCAGCTTCTGAAACATCTTCACTTTCCGCTTCACTCGACCCTGTTTACCGCGCAGATTACGTTGCTTGCGCGGCGCGTACTTGCTGCCGTCCGGATTCTGTTGGGCAATTATTCGTTGCTGCTGGCTGCGACGTAATGCCTGGCCAACACTGCGGGCCAGCTTGTTGCGCGATGCCGGCTCAAGCTGGCCGATCAGTCCCGCCGCCCAATCCTCCAGTGCCTCCAACCGATTGGTCATTTCGGCAGTACCCACTCGCTGCCGGTGCCTTGGGCGCCAGGTATCCAGTTAGGATCTAGGAACTCTGCAGCTTGTTGCGGTTCCCCGGGATGGCGGACGGTTGTGTTGCCTTGGTCGTCCTTGCCCACCACCACGCGCTCGGTCAGGGGAAGTGTCAGGCTCATGTCCACTTTGCTGTTGTCGAGAATGTCAGCCTCAAACTGGATGCCATCAGCGGCTTTGCTCAGGTTTTCCAGTAGCTCTGACTGATGGACGCTCAGCCAGCCAAGCAGCGGCAGCATGACGCTGTCGGGATGGCCTGCGAAGTCGGTGAGGATGACCTGCAGGTCGAAGCTGTACTCGAACGATAGCGTCTGCGCGGCGGTGCACCGGATCTTGCCGTTGTCGATGAAGATCAACAGTCGGTCGGGGTTGTGCTTGAGTTCGGCCACGGTGGCGAGCAGGTGCGCTTTTAGGCTGTCGGGCTTGTTCATGGTCGGGCCTGCTGGTGTTGGTAAACCATGTCCACTTGGCTCGCACAGTCTGCCCATGCAGCCTCGACACGATCCTGATCGGTGAGCTGATCGCCGTTACTGCGCGGGCTAGTCGCCGGCAGCGTGCACGGCACCACGGCCGGACAGCCACTGACGATAAGCGTCGGCGCCGGTGAAGGCGGGGCGCTCGCGCAGCCGGCGAGCAGCATCAGGCAAAAGCTGGGCAGCCCAGTTACGTAGATCGGCGTTTTCACGTTTCAGATCCTCGATGGTGAGTTCGCGCTTTGCCAGGCCTTGGCGCAGTTGGTCCTGTTGCGCGCGCAGGGTGGTCTGGGCGTTGCGTTCCTGATGCAGGGTGTCGCGCAACGCGTTGGCGTTGGCGAGGTTACGGTCGGCTTGTTCTCGGGCGTGGCTGGCGTCTTGCTCGGCCAGTCGGGTGTTCTTGATCGCCCCACTGATGCGCAGCTCTTGGTTCCAGATCAGCAGCCCCAGCGCTGCAAGTAATGCAACGCCGAGCAAGGCCTGCCGCAGGATGCTCACGCCCGGTACCAGCCGAGCTGATTCATGTCGCCGATATCCATGTGCTGGATCGGGCCACGAATGATGATGACTTTGCGTTGAGCATTCTGGATTCGGAGCGCATCGCGCAGCTGCACCATGTCCTGCTGATCGCTGTCCTCCGGCACTACCAGCAGATCGCCGTCTTGGACATTCAGCCGCTGCACCGCGTCGAAGTCGATCATGCTGCCACCGCCTGCCCACAACCGCAGTCGTCGTGCCGTTCGTAGGCGCGTTGGAGTTTGATGTCGTACAGGTTTCGCTGGTAATCCGGTCCGTTGTACAGCTTGGCAAACTCGGCCCATTTGCGGCTCTTCAGCGCCTTGTGCAGCACCGGGTCGGTCTCGATGAAGCGGACGAACGCATCGAACTGCTGCGATTCTCCCGTGCTCATCGCGGCGACGAAGTCCTGCACGCTGCTGTAGCCCAAACGCTGCCAGTGAAAGCCCATGATCTGGAACGCGCCCCAGGAGGCGGACTCCAGTGCGGCGGTGTCATCGATCAAGCGAGCGGTTGCCAGGCGCTGGTGTTCGGCGTTGCCGCCGGCATAGCCACCCGATTTCGGATTGACGATTGCAGGGTTGGTCGCCGCCAACTGGTCGGCGTGTAGTTTCAGCGCTGCCGGATCGTCGCCTTCATGCCGCACCTTCGACAGTTGGCGGTACATGATGTGTCGTTCGAACAGAATCACCGGCTTGCCATTGTCGAGGAAGCCATTGCCCTTCGACTCGACTTCATTGACGGCGTAGACGCTGGCCAGCGGCACGCCGAGACGTTCGGCGGCGTTGACCAGGTCGGTGTTTCTCAGCAATTGCTGGCAGTCATTACCGGCGAGCGCGGCCTGTGTCTTGTTGCCGGCGACGCCGTCAACGACCAGCCCGACTTTGAGCTGATAAGCGCGCACGGCGGCCTCTGTGGCATCGCCGTAATCACCGTCGATTTCCAGCTTGGCGCCGTGTTGGTTGAGATTCTTTTGCAGGGTACGCACCGCTTGTGAGCGATCCCCATGACGTAAAATCGTGCTCATGCGTTGGCCCTCAGCAGGTGGGGGCGTTATTGCTGGATGCTTCGGAACAAAGCCGCCGAGCTTCGGCTCTCGCGACTTCCTGCATGGTCGAATTTCCGCCGGCCTCCCAAGGTACGAAGCCCGGTTTTTTTGCCCAGCTTTCGTAGATTCGGCGGGCTTCGACTTCGATCTGCAGTACTTCTGAGTTGTCTGGGCATTTGAAGTGTTGTGCTTCAAGCGCCTGGCTCTTAAGGCGATCGAGGAAGCTGCACATCTGTAACTGTGTGTGCTTGATTCGGTGTTTGCCGCTCTCACAAATTGCCAGAACTTCCACGCGGAATTTCTCAAGTTGCTCGACTCGTTGCGCAAGCGTTTCGTGCGTACTTTTCATGCTGCCTCCTTGGTGAAATAGGGCGCTCACAGCTGTTCTACCTTGCGGGTGAAAAACTTCCTTGCTGCGGCGCGGGTACCTTCGACGCCCAGCAGGCCGATGGCGCCGCCGAAGAATGGTGCGGTCGAGACGGGTATCCCCAGCAGCGACAGCCCGTGGCTGACGGAAACGGCGAGGGCACCGCAGAGCGGCGCTTCGATCAGCATCCGGCGCCAGGTACCACCACCGTAAATGACGCGAAGCCCCGCGATGACCAAGGCCAACAAGCCGGCATATAGGGTGGGCCAGTTCTGTTCGAGCCAGGCGGCGAGCCAAGCCCAGGTGTCGGGACGGTCAGGCATGCGTTTCATTCCATGATCCAGAGTGGTTGGGTTCAATGGCGTGGTGCGGGCGCTTCAGTCCCATAGGTTCACCATCTGCCGTTGCGGGGCGGCGGCTTGGGCTTCTGGCATTTGCACCAGGAGGCCTTGCGGTAAGGTCGGGCCGTAGTCGGCGAGTCCGGGGTTGGCTTCGAGTACTGCTTCGGTCACGCCGGCGGTGCGGCCGTAGTGCCGCCAGCACAGGGCATCGACGGTGTCGCTCTGCTGGGCACGGATGCTGACGGCCATCAGATCAGCTCCACGGTGGTACGGCCGAGGCCGAGGAAGTCGCGCACGGCCCAGCGCTGGTCGCGGCGCAGTTCGTCGATGCTCGGGGTCAGTTCTTCGGCGTTTTGGTTGCCGCTGTTGGTGCTGTCGTAGGAGCGGTAGCGCTCGCAGATTTCCGCCCCGGTCGCGGCGTAGATCGCCCGTTGGTAGAGGTGGACGAGTTCAGACTTGCCTTCGATTTGCTCGGCCGGTACGTCCGCAAGAGTGGGGTAGCCTTCGGCCTGTTTGGCGCGGCGCCATGCGGCGAACTCGCGGTTCACGCTGATAGCAGCGGCGATGGTCGCGGTTTCCAGACGGATCGGCGTGACACTGGAGTCGATGCGCAAAGTGCCGCGCACATCGTCGAGGTCGATCGACGGCCAGAAGGGGTCGGTGTTGATGTGGCCACTGGGGGCCGGAGTACCGCTGCCGCCCGCTACGAATCCGCTCATGAATCTGCGCTCTGTTGTAGGTCGCCGGTGGTCGGGGCTTCACGTTCAGGAGGAGCGGCCTGGCCGTTCCGCCCCGAGCCGGCGGGGTGCGTGGGGACGCTCGGTTAGCTGCCAGTGGCAGCGAGTTTGTTGAGCAGGCGTTCGGCCCGCTCCAGATCCTTTTTGCCACCGCAGGCGTCGTGCAGGTCGATGGCTTTTTTCAACAGGTCAATGCCGGCCTGCACCTGTCCGGGTTGGCCGGGGTTTTCGTCGGTGATGCCTTCCAGCGTTGCGCGGCCCATGGCGAGGAACAGCTTTGCGCGGGCCTGGTCCGGCATGTCTTCGGCGTCGGTCAGCTCAGCGGTGCGGTGCAGGGTGGCCAGGTCGAACGGTTCGCCAACCTTCTGCGCCTTGAATGCGGCGGTCGCGACTTCTTCGGCGACCAGGCAGCCGAGGGTGCGGGCGAAGCGATCTGGCATGACCATCTTGTGTTGCAGCACGTACTGGGCGATGTCGAGGCCGCCGGTGAAGTCGCCGGCATCGAAGCGCCAGACCATGATGGTGGTCAGCACTTCGTCTTGGGCGCCCTGGCCGGCGTCCAGCACGCCTTGCACGTAGGGGATGTATTCGGGCAGCAGCTGACGCTTGAGTTCCGCTTTGCCCTGGTTCGATTGCACCTGTTTCAGGCGCAGGCGGTCTTGCAGCAGTTGGTTGAGCTGATGTTCGTAAGCCGTGGCGCCGGCCATGGTTTGAGTAGGTTTCACGGCTGCCGCCTCCTTGGCGGCAGTGACGCGTTGAAAATGACGACGGCAAGGATTGGTCATGGTCGCCGCCTCAAACCAGGGTGATGTTTTCGGCCATGGCTGCACAGCCAAGGTCTTCGA